AGTGTTTGGCTAGCTCTCGAGGCGCAGCAATCTTTAAGATCTCTTTGGCAAGATCTGACAAAGTGATTTCTTGAGGATTGATTTCAGCGCAGATGACTTCAGCATTTAGAGATGGATCATGTGCCAAGATCAAGACTGAAGGTTTTCTAAAGCCAAAATCAACCACAATTCTTGCACTCATAGAGGGCTGATACTGCCAATCGTCTATGATATGGCTTAGCGTCCACTCGCTGAAAACAACTCCCTGCGGTGGTTTTGGCTGATTTTCCACCATTGCCAGCCGTTCAGCTTCTGGCAGGTTCTTGACCGCTTCAAACCATGCTTCAGATAGATTGTTTTTGTTGACATGACTTGAATAGAAGATTGGTGAGCATCCGGCCTTCTCTGCAAAATCTACCCACCAAGCCCCCCAAACTGGCAGGCCAACCATAACTAATTTAGGAGATGGACCAGATCGGAGACGGCCTAAAGTCTTTTGTGCCACCTCTTCAGATAGAGTCTGGCATTCATCAATCAATGCAAGGCCTGAAGTGATGTTGAGACCTTCAAGCGGATTATGTGTAGCGTCTCTTGTACCTGGTCTGAAATATGATCTACACCAAACGACATGACCATTTGGCGCCGTCCATTTACCTTCTTGCTGGTGGTATATCCAACCATAAGGCACAAGCCATTTCTCAATTTCTGGACCTAAGACCGATCGATATCGTGGCGCTGTGTCGGTGATCAAAAGAGATGATTTGTTTGGATGGATGCTTGACCATGTCCACAAGGCAAACACAAGCGCCGAAGTCTTGCCACTACCCCAGCCAGCTCTAACGGCAATAAATGGGTCATGAGAATAGATCAGCTTGTCGATCAGATCGATCTGCAAGGGATTAAGCTTAAGCTCAATATCAGTCTTCTTCATCTTCGATTTCTTCTGGCAATTCGTGTTTCACTTGCACCACTTGAGCATGCTTCTCTTTTTGCACCTGCTGGATCACATTGATGATTACTTTGCTATCGTCTGATTTGGTATTCATATCGATTGTTGCCTTCTCTCCAAACTCAGCCGGAAACTTGCGAGCGAGTAGCCATTGACTTGCACGCACATCACTCTCAGAATGCCTTTGGATATTCTGAAGGTGCTTGAGCTTGAGAGAGATTTCAGCTCGCTTGATATCTGCCACCAATTCGGCATCTGCCTTCATCCAGCTGTGCCAAGTGGGGTAAGGAATACCAACGATAGATAAGGCGTCAGTTTGAGAGAGGCCTTGAGATATAAGCTCAAGCACTTGCTCGGTTGATACAAGCCTTTTCTTTTTTGCGATTTCAGCCTTGTCTTCTTCTGGCTTTTTTGTTAGTGCATTGCTATTTTTGCCGGCCTTAGAATCAACTGTATCAATTTTTATAGCTGCTTTAGTCTTTGCCATGATCCAGCTCCCTGATGATTTTAGTAGTGATCTTCTCAATAGCATCATCATCATCAATAGACAAAACTTGATCAATCTCAGACTTGTTGAGACCGTCAAGCATAAGCTTTTCAGCCAGCTTTGAAACTTTGATAGAGTGCCTATCACTGAAAGCGTCAAGAAGGCTGATCAATTTTGTTGACACATAGAGATTGAGGATTGATTTTCTATCTTTGATTTTCATAGAAAGATAATCTCACTTGCAAGGAGTTTGACATAAGTTTTTCCCTCATGTTGGTTGATCTGGATCTTGCCGATAACGGTGATCTTATCCCCCTTCTTGAGTTGAGTTGAGACGAGATTGGCAAGTTGTCCCCAGACTTCGCAATTAAACCAAGTAACTTGATCTTGATCTTTGTATCTCTCTGAATAGGCAACGGAGAAGGTGGCAAGATCTTTTTCACCGATCTTCTTCATTTGTGGATCACTGCCAGCGCGGCCAATTAAGTGCATTCTATTGAGCATTTTTTAAGACTCTCTTTGTGCGATGGAGATTATCCACCGCTGAAATGTAAAGTGTTTTGTAAAATTTATTTGCCAGCTTGATCAATTCTTTTTCTGGATCTTGAGCAGCTAAAACTTGTTTGCAATAACTGCGATTGCGAACGACCTTTAAAGAGATAGTCACCATTTTTTCAACAAGGTATCTCATTGAGATGGTTTTATTGTCTAGCATCAGATCAAAATACTCGTTTGTATATTCATAGTCATCGATACATACATCAAGCACGATATTTGATGTTGCTGAGCCGATGATAAAGCCAGTGTCTGAGCTCTGATAGGTGAAAGCTCCGGCGTTCTTGACTAAACAAATCGTCTTGAAAAAATTATGCAAAGAGACGGAATCGCCTTTGAAAGCGTCCATTGAAACATGCAATTTATAAACTGAAAATTCTCTCATTTTCTGGCCTTTAGTTGATCGTAAATTTCTTTGATCTGCTTGATGTTTTCATCATTTTTTTCTTTGGATAGATCTTTGATCTTAGCCTCAATCTCTTGCTCACTGGCAAATTGCCTTTCAAGATCCTCACCATGCTTTTTGATCATGTCTGAGAAGATGTCGCTGATGCAGATCTTCAAGGCGGTTGCGACATCTGGCGCCTCGATCTTAAACATGGCGTCTACAACTCCCTCAAGGCTGATGAGACGGTTGATTAAAGAAGTATTCAACATAATTTTCTCCTGTTGTGTGTGTTATATAAACACATGAAACGCAATTATTATATAATAATATATAATATTTTTTTAAGGAGAAGATGATGAAAATAGAAGTGAACGGCGGATTTGTTGAATTGATTGACCACATGGGGGATGATCTGGCAATTGTCAATGCTGCTCGCGTCTCTTATGCTGGAGAAAGTAAAGAATGGACCGGCAAAGATGAGAAACTTTTGCGATACCTTTGGGATCATAATCACTCATCCCCCTTTAGACATGGCAATCTCAAATTCAGAATTAAAGCGCCAATCTTTGTGCTTAGGCAGTGGATGAAACACCAAGTTGGCTGTGCGTGGAATGAGCAAAGTGCAAGATACACCGAGATCAAAGAGAGCTTTTTTTATCCTGAGCATTTCAGACTGCAAGACACTAAAAACAAACAATCTTCATTTGGTCACCTAGATGATGATCAAGATATGGATGCATTGGCTTTGCTTAGTGAGGCCTATACGATCGCTTATTGCAATTATCAAAAGTTGCTTGAGTTGGGAGTATGTAGGGAGCAGGCTAGGATTGTTCTTCCAGTTGGCACTTATAGCGAATGTATCTGGTCTGCTAGTACTCAGGCGATCATGCACTTTCTAAAACTAAGACTTGATCATCATTCACAATTTGAAATGCAGGAATTTGCAAAAGCTGTATATACTATTGCATCAACGATTTTCCCCAAGACGATGGAGCTTATTGATGCAGTGCCTAAGATGCCAGAATGAAATCAAGTCAACACTAGCCGGATCAAGTATTGAATATCACTACTGCAAAAAATGCAGAGCAATCCTTGATCAAGATGCAATTGTATTATCTTTTGATGATGTGAATTATTGCTATGAGTGGGATGATATCACCAAGAGCGAGGATGAAGATGAGTAGCTATTTTGAAATTTGCTGGCATGTCATGGGATTGATCTTTAATCCTAGCCAGTCTCATCAAAGTGTGAGCTGGGAGAAGATGATGTCTGCATCAATCCCCGCTAGGATGAAACAATGCGAGATGGTGGCCAAGGCTGCCGATAAGTTTGAGATTGATCCATATTTGATGATTGCTTTAGCTTACCATGAAAGCCGGTTTGAGACTGGCTTGACTTCCTCAGCTGGTGCAAAGGGTGTGATGCAGGTCAAGCGTCAGTTTGTCGACTGTGCCGGATGTAGTGAAATTGAATACGGCGTCAAGGCGTACTCGATTTGGCTTGCTCAAAGCAAAGGCGATACTTGTCTTGCTTTAGGCAGATATACAGTAGGCAATAAAGGCAAGTGCGGGAAGAGATCTAAAGCAATCGTCAAACTTGCTTCCGAGTTGACTTGTCTTGCATCAAAGGATGATGATTGCTATGACTGCTAAAGATAAAGCTTTTTTAGATATGGCGGGGATCATGTCTAGTCTCTCTCCATGTAGCAGAGCCAAGGTAGGTGCGATTATCGTTCGGGGGGATGTGCCAGTAGTGTCTTCTTTCAATGGAATTGCTAGAAAGCAGGCCGGCCTTTGTGGTGGTGATTGTTGCCTTAGAGATGCAAATAAAATACCAAGTGGCTCAGATACGCAAATTGGTTGCCACCATGCCGAATTTAATGCAATTGCCAACGCTTCCAGATGTGGGATAGCCACTGAAGGCTGCTCAATTTATGTGACTGCTCCACCTTGTTTAATGTGTGCCAAGCTGATCCATCATGCTGGTATCAAGTCAGTGGTCTATGAAAATAAGAGTGACAGATGGATCTCAACCGGCGAAGAATATTTAAGGGGCAATGGGATTGAGATCATTAAGATTTAGCCTTGATTATTCTTCTTCAAGATCAAATGGTTTAAACATTTTTTGATCATCAGACATAGACACATAAACGCCAATAATATCTGATTTGCTCAATCTAAAGGCATCTGTAAAAACTGGAGTGTCTATCTGATCATAGTCTTTAGAAAGCACTTCTATCAGATCTCCAGCCTTTAATTCTTCCTCATCTTTGGCAATCCCAACAACTTGAAATAAAATTGAATGCTCTCTAGTATCTTCCCATTTTGCTATAACATATCCATTCATTGGCCTAAGATAATTCGCTGTTTTCATTTTATGATATCCAGATAGATCAGCCTCAATCTTAGCTCAAATTATGAACGAGTTTCTTGCTAAGAAAGAGGCTGAGATTTAGAGCCGGCTCGGTTTTAGTTTAGCGTATTTTGTGATTTCCATTTAACCAAATGAGCCGGCGATTTTAAGTTGCCAGCGTTCGCAATTCAACGCACTAAAAGCTAGATCCCTAAAAGGAATCCACTAAAAGGGTTCGCTTAATAGCTGGCAATGATTAAACAAATAACCAGCTATTTTACTTTCAAGTTGCTTGATTTTGCCAATCAAATAATGAAAATTCAAATTGAAATGTTTGTTTTTTCGGCCTGCCTTGTTTGATTGATTGTACTGGTTGCACTGGCTGAGGTGGTTGCACTGGCTTGTGTTGTTCAATGGATTGATTTTCTAAAAGTTGTTTGGCTCTTAATGTGTGACCTTGTCCAGATATCCATCCATTCTGCAATGCGGAAATTAAATCTGAGATTGAGTTTGATTTCCGCCTCCCACATTTTTTCAAAAACATTTTTTTTGTTTTTATTCTTCCATTTTCAATTTTATGCAAGAAGAAATGAATTGCTTTAGGAATATATCCATCTAGCAAATATTTAAGTATTTCTGATGGTTTTATTTTAACAATATTCTCATTTTTGATTAAATAAATTGAATCATCTTTAGGTTTACCAATGCGTTTATTTTTGTTTGGGAGAAGTTTATGATTTTTTCCTCCAGTCTGAATATTATACATACATTGAAGATCAGAGAATTGTTTTAGTGTTTCTTCATCTGCTAAACGATTTTCAAGACCAAAGCCTTCTTTGGAAGATTTACAGAATTTGATAACAAATTTCAAGAAATTAGATTTGCCTTCTGTTTTAATTGCCTTCCTAATGTTGCTTCCACCTCCATAATAGAATTTTAGATTCACTTTTAATTGTGCCTCAACTGAATGTGATTTAAACTTTCTCTTGCAATTCATTTCAGCTACTGTCTGTTTGCCAATATAGAAAAAGCCATTGGTTTTATTCACAGTCAGATAAACATAATGATAGTTGCCATCATCTCCCAAGACTGGAGTGATATTATCATCAAGATTGTTGATAATGCTTTCAACAAAGATTTGAGCTTCATCATGGATAAAATTGATATCGCCTGATGAGTAAGTGGGATTGAGTTTCATGCTTTGCCCTTTTGAGTGAGTAAAATTGTTGTATTTGAAAAACATGCTTTAAATCGATTTAAATCACTCTTTGGCTGTGAAGGTATAGGCAAGTGATTTAAATCGTTTCTAGATGCTAAAATCAAGCATCCTTTGAAAGAGTTTGCTAGCTCAATAAACTGATCGATTGTCAATTCAAATAATGGATTGAGTCTTGACGCCATAAAATCATCAATGCAGATGATATCAAACTTTGATAGTAAATCACCAACTGAGGGGATTGGCTTATTTTCTGCCTTAGCCTTGTCGTATTCCGATTTCCTCCACCGGTCCAGCTGGTCAAGAGTGCCATAAAAAAACCTTCCTACTTCATGAAGACGGCCGGCAAATCGTCTTTCTTCTGCAATACGCTTTAAAAGACCAGTCATGAGGTGAGTCTTGCCTGTGCCACTTGCTCCAGTGATGAAGACTTTTAGGTTCTGATCTTTAGTCATGGAAGTCAAACCATTGATTTGATCTTGAGTCAGCCGGCTTGAATTGAAGTTGTCTAAGTGCATGTTTCTATGTTGATCAGTGAAATGACTTGTTGCCAGCAGCTTAGATATAACATTGATCCTAGACTTCTCTTTGTTGATCTGGGTAGCGTCTAGTAGTGAGTAACATGTACCGTCATTGCGATTTGACCAATCAGCAGGAGCATCTTGAAAATCAGCAATTAAACGGCCGTCTTTGATTTTCATTTTGTTTTCAATCATCGACCACGCTCCGGCCTTTTCTTTTACGAAGTTTTCTTTAGTTTCATAATTAGTTTCATTAGTTTCATATATATATGATTCTACCTTTTTGGGTATGTCGATTGTACCCATTTGGGTAGTTTCGATTATACCCATTTGGGTAGTTTCGATTATACCCATTTGGGTAGTTTGAGTAGTTTCGATTATGCCCATTTGGGTATAATCCGCATTTGTCGCACTTGCAAGCATGTTTTTAAAGTCAATCGTTCTTCTCCAGTATCTTTCCACCACAATTGGCATGATCTTGAATTCTGTTTTGCTTATTCTTTTTCTCTTTTGGATCAATCCAGTTGCACAAAGTTGATCGATTGACTTTGTGATCACACGCTCGGAGATACCCATGGCAGAGGCCAGATCGGAGTAAGTGCATTCAAAGGTCATGTTTTGGCTGGATGTCTCAAACTCGTAAAACTCAATCAATCGATACATCAAAGCAAATCCATAACTGACTGATTGAAGAATGGGACATCTGAGAAAGTTGCCAATGATAAATTGAAAATTGTCAAATCTTGCGTTTTTTAGTTTCATTTTTTTAGCCTTGATAAATATTTGTTGACAAGTAATTAAATCTAATATACAGAAGTAAAAAATTATTTCAATCAAAAAAACAAACCAGGACAAATATCATGACAAAAAAAATGTCTGTATTGCTTTTAAAGACCGGCAAGACCGCCACAAAGATTGCTGAAGAAACTGGCATCACCAGAATGAGACTTTATCAAATCATGAAAGAAGATGCTCACGCACCGATGAAACTTGCGCTAAAGCTTGAGGCGACAACAAAAATCTCTCATCAATTCTTTCTATATGCAGCGCCAACTTGCTATCAGTTTATCGGAGATATCCTATGACTGAATATCGCAGTTTTCAAAATCCAGAAGATGAATACAAAGAAGTAACTTTTGATTATATCATGAGTCAATCATGGCAAGAGATGAATCGAGATCGCCAGCTTCTTCTTCAAAGCAGAATTAGATTTGTGCTCACTCAACTTCTTTGGCCTTCATCTATCACATCCACTCAGCCAGATGGATCACTTGCGTTTTCTTTAGAACAGCGCAGTGAGGCAGTCAAGATGATGATCTTCAAGATGATACCAGATCCAAGAATTTTGATTGATCATACATGCATCTGCATTTTCAACATTTGCGTTGAGCTAAGGCAATCCCAAAGGCCAGTAAATTTTGAAAATGTCGTTGATGTATATCATCGCACTCATCAAGAGAGAAGAAAGACGCTCAAGGAAAGCATGCTCGCAGAATATATTTGCAGTTGGATTGCTGATAATTTGGATGTCTGCCATGTCTATTATGGAGGACCGGCGATGATCCATGTTGTTGAAGATCATATCAATAAAATCTATGATGACTTCATCAGCTTGAGACTATCCCAGATCTATAGATATAAAGAGATTGCACTGGCTCATGGCTATTCTCTCAAAGAGTGCGATGACATCTTTCTTGACAACGAAAGAAAAGTCAAAGACTTAAAGCCAAAGCCAAATATGGGATTATCTCAACAAGTACAATCGTTGCTTGAGTCTATGAAAGATTTTAAGCAAGGCTTATCCAGTGGATTGAGAAACCTAGATGATATCACAAAGGGATGGAAAGACGGCTGTTTATATGTAGTAGCCGGCAGGCCTGCGATGGGAAAGACCGCCGTTTCTCTTACTTTTGCTTTGGCCTCAATGCAAGCTCAGCCAACCAAGAAGACCTTGTTTTTTTCTCTAGAGATGCCAGATATCCAACTGATAAAGAGACTTGCGAGCAACTGGAGTGGCATCGCTCAATCAGTCTTTGATCAACCATTCGATCGATTGGCCAGCCACACACAAGAGAAGATTGCTGAGACTCTCTTTGAAATCAAATCAATGCCTTTAGAGATTATTGACCGAGCAGCCTTATCAATCGATGAGATGAGATCGATATGTGATATCAAAAAGAGAAGTGAAGATATTGGCCTCATCATCGTTGACTATCTCCAGCTGATGACATCTCCGGCCATGATTAGAGAGCAAGAGATTTCTCAGATCAGCAGAGGATTAAAGGCACTGGCCAAAGAGATTGGATGTCCAGTCATTGCGTTAGCTCAGATCAATAGAGGCGTTGAGCAACGAGCAAATAAAAGACCGCTATTGAGTGACCTTAGAGAGTCTGGAGCAATCGAGCAAGACGCTGATGTGGTGATGATGCTTTATAGAGAATACGCTTATGATGAGCATGCATCTGAGACCGATATGGAGATCATTGTGACAAAAAATCGTCATGGAGAGTGCAAGACGGCACATGTTGAATTTTTAGGAAGTTGTCAAAGAATTTCAGATAGACATCCCTTTTAAAAAATATTTTATCTTTTTTAATAATTTTTGTTGACAATATAAAAATATTATTTTACACTACAAACACAAACAAAGACAAGCAAGTCAAACATGATCAATCCGATCAGAAAGCGAAATGCAAAATGCAAAGCTCAAACATCTCCCCAGTCGATCAAATCCTAAACGCAACCAGCAGCAAATTTGATGCAGAATACAGCCAAGGCGATGCTTTAGTGATCCCAACAAATGGATTTTCTTCTTATGGCAGACCATTGTTCAGAGTCACCGAATGTGAAATCTTTATGCTCAGAGAAGACGGAAGCGTTTGGGATGAATACGATATGCCAGAGGACGGCGATGTTGTGTCCGAAATCGTTAAAATCATGTCAAGCATCGGCCTCTAAACCTAAAACACAAAGGATTTAAAAAATGCAAAACCGTTCACCAGAATGCGGATTATTTCCAATCGTAGCAAGGCCAGTGGCCAAGAAAAGCGCTCTACGAGACTTTATTGAAACCATCTTAGCATATCTCTTCTTCTCAGCAGTTGGCGCATTTGGCGTGATCTGTACTCTTTACTGGCTAGCAGCTTAAACACAGAAAGCAAAAAATGAAAAACTTTACATTCTCTAGAAAACACAATGCTTTAGCTTATAATAGCGCATATATTGATGTATATAGCTGGAATCAAGATTTGGCTCGCCATCAATTTATTATCAGCGCATCAACAGGAATTGAGATCCCAGTTATGACAGCAGATCAATTGCAGTCATATATGATCGATTGGATCAATCATGAAGCGTCTGGGGAGTGGCTTATTGATGGCGTACATCAGAGTAAGAAAAATGAGATTAAAAGACTCACTACGCACCAGCTAGATAGCACAGCAGAATTGATGCATTCGATTGATTCTAGATGCATTGATTGGATCATTGATGTGGATCAAGTGGAGATAATTGTCTCTGCTGATCAAAAAATTACTCTTGATGTCAATGCCTTTGGAATTGCTGCTGATAGCGATTCTAAAACTATCTTCAATCATATTCTCCGTCAATTCAATCTTTTCACTAGGAAATAAAAATGGCTACTCAAAAACTTTTAGAATCTCTTTCAGATATCAATGCAATCGCTGAAAGCATGGATCAACTCGTAAAACTCGCCGGCTATCTCACCGGTGGCACCAACTGGAGTGCGCAACAACTTGTCACCGCTTACTTGTCTTATGGAATGATGCATGGCTGGAATATCGCACAGACAATGGAAAAAATGAATGTCATCAAAGGTAAGATCACATATCAAGCGGCCACCATGTTTGGCATTGTGATTGCGTCTTCCAAGTGTAAGTCATGGAAGGTGTTGACCAATTCCGATGTTGAATGCTCGCTTGAATTTGTTCGTGCTGATAATAATCAAAAATATACAGTGCAATTCACCATTGAAATGGCGCAGCGCCAAGGCCTTACAAATAATAGACAATGGCAGACCATGCCAAAGCAAATGCTCATGGCCAGATGCAAATCCATGGCGGTCAGAGATGTCTTTGGCGATGTGATCAGTGGCTATGATGCAGTTGAGATTGCTGATAGCATGGACATGTCAGAAGATGAAAGACTTGAGATTTTAAATAGTGAGCTTGATACTCAAATCACTGCAAGACCAGCAGCACAATCTAAGCCAAAGACTCAAGCTAAGAGCCAGCCGGTAGCAGTGCAACCTGTGCCAGTACAACCTGCGCCAGTGCAGCCAGTGCAATCAGTGCAACCTGCTCAGCCAGTGCAACCTGCTCAGCCAGTGCAGCCAGTGCAATCAGTGCAACCTGCTCAGCCGGTGCAGTTAACGCAAAGCAAAGCGCCACAACCTCAGCCATTCCCAAGTGAGCATAAATCAGCAGTTATTCAGCACGCCTACAATGATACGCCAAGAAGCGGATGGAAAGATGATGATTTTGATGAGGATGAGGCAAGAGACTGGCGGGAGTCTTGGGGGATCAAATAAGGCAGACTCCGCCGGCACAAGCTGGCTCAACCGCTGGATTTTCTTTGAAACCGCCGACATTCAAATTGACTTTTGACCAGTCAGCATTTAGCAATTTATTGTATTTTTCAATCATCTCAATATTGTCATCCACTGTTTGATATGGTGCATTTTCATATACATGATCGCCGTAGTCAGATAAAAGAGATATCCCTTTTACGCTGTCTCTAAGCCGCCAAATGCTACTTATCAAATCATCCCACTCATCAGCCTTGACGGTGCAAGTATTGC